TTCTGTTCATTTAATGGACGTACAGGTAGAGCACCTTTAGCTGCGACTACAGCTACTGGAATTGGTGGAAGTTCACTTCCATTAACGAACGGTGGTGGCGCTCTAAACATAATAAGGGGTACAGATGGCACTCACCCTCCACAATCCGCAACTCAAGTGTATGCTCAATTTATGGTTGACCAAATTAGAGCAGCATGGGGCGATAACTACTAACCACAACACAACCAGCTTCGGCTGGTAGCCTACTCATTAGATTTAACCATAACGCTGTGATAGCGCTGGAGAAATAAATTGGCAACAAATGAAGAACGTTTAAACGATGTTCATGCTCATGCAATTAAAGAGTTTAATGCAATTCAAACTGCATTAACGGAAGAGCGTAAACAGTGCTTACAGGATAGGCGTTTTTATTCTATTGCTGGCGCTCAATGGGAAGATTCATTGGGCGATCAGTTTGCAAATTTGCCGCGCTTTGAAGTCAACAAAATACATTTATCTGTTATTCGCATCATCAATGAGTATCGAAACAATAGAATAACGGTTTATTTCTTGCCAAAGGATGGATCGGACGATTCATTAGCTGAAAACTTAAACGGATTATATCGGGCTGATGAGCAAGATTCTTGCGCTCAAGAGGCTTACGATAATTCATTTGAAGAGAAAGTTGGCGGTGGGTTTGGAGCTTGGCGTCTTCGTGCTGTTTATGAAGATGAATATGACGAAGAGAATGAAAAACAACGCATAGTATTTGAGCCAATATTTGATGCGGATACCACAGTTTTTTGGAATCTTGATGCCAAACGCCAGGATAAATCAGATGCAAGACGTTGCTGGGTTCTCACTTCAATGTCGGTTGATGACTACATTGAAAAGTTTGGAGATGATCCAGCGTCATGGCCCAAGAATATCAATCTATCATTTTTTGACTGGTATAAAAATAGCGTTGTTTGGGTAGCTGAATTCTATAAGATAGAAGATATGCCAAAGAAGATTTTTATTCTTCGTGACCTTCAAGACAAAGAAATAAAAATAGACCAAGAGGAATACGAAGAGCGTAAAGAAGAATTAGACGCGACAGGGCATCAGTTATTGCGCACTCGTACAATAAAATGTCCTAAGGTTCATAAGTACATTATGAGTGGAAACTCAATCTTAGAAGACCAAGGCTTTATTGCTGGGAAGCATATCCCTATTGTTCCTAACTATGGGAAACGCTGGTTTGTAGACAATATTGAACGTTGCATGGGGCATGTTCGCCTATCCAAAGATGCACAAAGATTGAAGAACATGCAGCTTTCACGATTGGGGCAGATTGCTTCATTAAGCCCGGTTGAAAAGCCTATTTTTACTCCAGAACAAGTGGCTGGACATCAGGAAACATGGGCTGATGACAACATTGAAAATCACCCGTATATGCTTATCAATCCAATTACTGATGCAAATGGTCAGGAGATGGCAACCGGTGCAATTGGCTATACAAAGCCACCCTCAATACCTCAAGCATTGGCAACTTTACTTCAAATTACTGAACAGGATATGCAAGACCTGCTAGGTAATCAACAAGCTGGAGAAACACTGCAAAATAATCAATCTGGAATAGCAACAGAGCTTGTGCAAAATAGATTGGATATGCAGACATTCATTTATATGGATAATCACGCTAAGGCCATGAAGCGTTGCGGGGAGATATGGCTTTCAATGGCTAAAGAAATCTACATTGAAGAAGGCCGCGAGATGAAAACTGTTTCAGAACATGGCGATCGATCAAGTATTACATTAATGATGCCTAACATCTCAGAATCAGGCGAACAAATACTAGAAAATAACTTGGATGATGCAGATTGTGATGTAGTTGTTGATGTTGGTCCATCATTTTCAAGCCGTAAAGAAAAGACAGTTAGAGCACTGATGAACCTATTACAAGCAATCATGCAATCCGATCCACAAACTGGTTCATTGATTGCATCAACTATTCTAATGAACATTGAAGGCGAGGGATTAGCCGATCTAAAAGACTATTTCCGCAAGAAAATGGTTGCTATGGGAGTTGTTAAACCCACTGAAGAAGAGCAAGTCGAGATTGATGCAGCTAAACAACAGCCACAACAGCCAGATGCTAATACAGTCTATCTTGAATCAGCGGCTAAGAATGAACAAGCCAAGGCTATCAAGGCTCAGGCAGATACTCAAAAGACAAACGCCGAAACTGCGGCAATCATCAAGGACATGAGTGATTCGGACCGTAAGCATACTTTAGATGCGATTAAAACAATTGCACAAATAACCAGTTAATATAACTTTATTAATACAGTTGATGTACTTTATATAACTTATTATTATTAAGCATAAGGTTTCCTCAATACCTTAAATTGAGAGTTGAGCAAACGCCGTGAGGCGCCGCGAGGGTATAAAAATGGCAGAAAACGACCAAGACTTAGAGGTTGTTGAACCTGATGAAGTTGAAGTGGATGAGGTAGAAGAAAATACTGCTGAAGAAACGGAAACAGATGAAGTTTCAATCTCTATTGGTGATGAGGAATCGACCACCTCAGAAGTAGATGAAGAAATTCCAGAAGATGCGCCTAAATGGGTAAAGGATACACGCAAGAGGATCGTAGAAGTTACGAAAACTGCGCGTGAGGCCACGCAACGAGCGGATGAACTAGAAAGACAGCTCAAAGCTAAAGAAGAGGCAGTTGAACTACCTCAACTTGGTGAAGATCCAACACTTGAAAGCTGTGATTTTGACACAGATGTTTTTAAGGAAAAATGGCGAAAGTGGACTGCTGATAAAGCAGCACATGATGCCAAGATAGCCGAGAAAGCAGAAGTTGCCAAAAAAGCAAATGAAGCCTTTCAGACTAAATTGCGGACTTATCATGAGTCCAAAGCTAAGTTAAAGGTAAAAGACTTTGCAGAAGCAGAAGCCAATGTGTTGAGGAAGTTTGACCAGAATCAACAAGGAATCATTGTTAATTATGCCAAACAACCAGAGCTTCTAGTTTACGCATTAGGAAAGAATGAAAAAGTATCTGATGAACTTGCATCTATTAAAGACCCGATTAAATATGCTTTTGCTGTCGCTGAACTGGAGATTAAATTGAAAGTAACGCCACGCAAAGCGCCTGCTCCAGAATCTAAGCTAAGTGGCTCAGGTTCACAAGGCACGGCAGATGCAACACTTGCTCGTTTACGGGCAGAAGCTGAAAAAACAGGAAACTACACAAAAGTAGTGGCTTACAAAAATCAGCTAAAGAAGTAATCAACTCTTAATTTTTCTAACGCCGTGATGGCGCTGAAAGGATACTAAAATGGCTAATGCCTTTAATAAGGAAGAGCGAGTTGCGTTTGAAGACTTGCTAGCTGGCTTCCAAGACGCTCTTGTCTTATCAAAAACAGCAAATGTATTCCGTACTAATATGACTGAAATGGAACGTAGCGCAGATATTCTATGGCGCCCACAACCATACATTTCATTGTCATACAATGGTATGGACCAAACAGCAAACTTTACAGATCAGACACAATTATCTGTTCCAGCTTACATCAACATTCAAAAATCTGTGCCTTGGACATTAACAGGTACTGAGTTACGTGACGCATTGCAAGAAGGTCGTTTACTTACTGGCGCTAAACAAAAACTTGGATCAGACATTAACGTTGCATTAAACAACGTTGCTTCATTGGGTGGTTCATTAGTTGTTAAGCGTACTGCAGCATGTTCTGGTTATGATGACGTAGCGCAAGCTGAAGCAATCATGAATGAACAAGGTGTTTATTCAAATGATCGATTCATTGGCTTGTCAACACGTGATTATAACGGTGCAGCCTCTAACTTGGCAGCTCGCCAAACAGTATCAGGCAAAGTACAAACAGCTTATGAGAAATCATTAGTTGGTGAGGGCGTTGCAGGTTTTGATATTCTAAAAATGGACTATACACCACGCTTAACAGCGGCGGCTGGCGTAACAGTGACAGTAAACGGTGCAAACCAATACTACACTCCTAAAGCTGGTACTGCTGATGCTAATGGTGGCTTAGTAAACCA